AACTCTAACTAAACTTAGATCAGATAATGTAGCATTTATTACTATTGATAGTGGTGGTACTGGTTACCCAGCCCCTGCTCTTTGGGCAGAAAATACAGCAGTAACTCAATATCAATGGCTTTACTATGGTACTAATGTATATTTAGTAACTGTTGCAGGTACTACAAGTACTACTGCTCCTACTTTTACTAGTGGTACAGCTAGTAATGGTTCTGCTACATTAGCTTATGTAGGAACTACTACAACTGTTTTACCTACTATTGTATTTGGAACTGAATGGAAAGCAACTACTACTTATACAGTTAACACACAAATATTTTATGGTGCTAACTTATATACTGTAACTACTGCAGGTACAACAGCATCTACAGCACCTACTTTTACAACAGGTTCTCAGACAGATGGAACAGCTACTTTAACATATGCTGGTACTAAAGCAACAGGAACTGCTATTCTTGTTAATGGTATTTTAAATGGTATTACTATTACTAATGGTGGTTCTGGGTATATAACTGCTCCTTCAATTACTGTAGGTACAGCTTGGGCTCCCTCTACAGCTTATACAATAGGACAACAGGTATACTCAGGAGCTAATCTTTATACTGTTGTTGTAGCTGGTACTACAGGTAGTTCTGCACCTACACATACTACTGGAACAGCTTCTAATGGAAGTGCTACATTATTATGGGCAGGTCTTGCTGGAACTGCTAGTTGTTTATTAAATGGATTTCCTTCTACTCAAATAGTACCAGGAACAGCTTACTTTGATACGTATGTTGTTATTATGACAGAAGATGGTAAGATTTGGAATAGTGAACCTAATGATCCTACTAAATGGGATGCTTTAAACTATATTACTGCAGAAGCAGAACCTGATAAAGGTGTAGCTTTAGCTAAACACTTTAACTATTTAGTAGCTTTTGGACAATGGTCTACAGAATTTTTCTATGATGCAGGTTCAGCTGTTGGCTCACCATTCTTACCTAACCCTACATTCCGTATTGAGTTTGGATGTGCTAATGGTAATTCTGTAGTAGAACTGCAACAGACAGTTGTATGGGTAGCTGTAGGACGTAATACTGGTAGAACCGTTCTTATGTTAGAGGGTACAAAACCTGTACAAATTTCAGATGTTTCTATTGAAAGAATCTTAAATCAATCTAGTTTAACTAATGTTAGATCTTATTCATTAAAAATATCAGGTCATTACTTTTATGTTCTTAACTTACTAGATGATGATTTAACTCTTGTTTGTGATATTAAAACTAAACAATGGTCTATTTGGACATCATATGTTAATGGACAAGAAACTATATTAGATGGTGTATTTTATACTTCTTTTAATAATGAAGCATATGCACTTGACAATGACAACGGAGTGTTGTATAATATTAGTGAGCACAATTATACTGATCTAGTTGGACCTATTCAATATAGAGTCAGAACACCTTTAATAGATGCACAATCTACTATGCGTAAGTTTATAGGTAGACTTGAAGTAGTAGGTGATAAGATTGGTGCTACACTCCGAATACGACATACAGATGATGACTATCAAAACTGGTCTCAATATCGTAATGTTGATCTAAATGCTACAAGAAGTGTCCTATATCAAAATGGAAACTTTAGACGACGAGCCTATGAATTTTTCTGCACAGACAACCAGCCACTTAGATTGCAAGCTCTTGAAATGGACCTTGACGCAGGAACAAACTAAAGCTATTGAAAAAGCTTGGAATAGTTATAAAGACTATTGGGAATCTAGTAAAGAAGAATTCTTAAATCAATTTAAAGGATTTACCATTTATCCTATTAAAACTTTAAATGGTGTTATAGGTTGTGTTGCAGTAAGAGATAATGAAATTCACATATTTGCTACAGATAAATTTAATCTTAGAAAGTATGTAAAAGCTATTTTAGTTCCGTTGTTAAACGAACATAAAGAAGTTATTTCTACTGTTCATTCTCAGAATCTAAATGCTTTAAAGTTTGTAACTAGATTAGGATTTAAACCCTATAATCAAATTAATAATAAAATAAAAATAAGGATTACACAAGATGGGCTTTGTTGCTGATATTGTTGGAGGAGTAGCCGACGTTGTAGGAGACGTAGTTGGTGGCGTTGTTGACACTGTAGGAAGTGTTACTAAAGCTTTAGGGCCTGTTGGTACATTAGCTGCTGCTTACTTTGGTATGCCCTATGTAGGTGCTGCTATGGGAGGTGCAGGAGGATTTTCTGCCTTAAGTGCCCCTAGTATCCTGGGTGGAGGTATGACGGGGGCAGGAATGATTACCTCGGGACTACCTGCTATTGGTGGCTCATTACTATCTACTGCTGGTGGACTAGGAGTATCTAGTGCTTTTTCTGGAGCTAGTAGTTTTATTGGTGGTCTTGGTGGTTCTCCATATAGTGGTATTGCAGAATCTGTAGGTAGCTTTGGTAAAGGTCTATCTGGTAGTTTCCTTCCTGGTGAATCTGGAGGTATTCCTACTGGTCTAGGTTCTTTAGATAAGTATGGTAGACTTATTAAGAGTGGTATGGATATCTATAATGCTATGAACTATGGTCAAGGTCAAGCTCCTACTGCTGCTCAACAAAGTGCAGATCCTTATGCTCCGTATAGACAACAAGCATCAGAACAACTTAATCAGTTAATGGCTAATCCTAATATGGTTAAAGGTTTACCTGGATATCAATTTGCTCAAGAACAAGGTGCTAAGAATATTCAAAGGCAAGCAGCTGCTACAGGACAATCAATCTCTGGTGGTACTCTAGCTTCCTTACAAAAACAAAGTGCTGCTACAGCAAGTGACTGGTTTAATAACTATGTCAGTGCTTTAACAACACAATCAGGTGCAAGTCAAGCTCCTGCACAAGGTCAAGCAGCTTACAGTCTTGCTCAAGATTACCAAGCAAAAGCAGAGAATGCAAAACAAACAGCGTTACTCCAAGGCCTTATGGGTATGGGTGGGGCTATTGGCGGTTTTTTTAGTTAAAGGATAAATTATGGCAGGTATTCCAATGTACTATGGTATTCCAACATCTGGCGAAGTAGAAGCCAAGATGGCTAGGGATAAAATGGATGTTCTTAAAACTCAAGAAAAAGCTATTGAGGTTGATGAGCTTGTTAAAGCTAAAGAGATTATTAAAAAACAAGCTACTCAAAAGTTAGCAGAATCTACAGCTAATAGAGTAGCTCCTACTCCTATTCCTCAAGCAGTTGATGGTTATAATCAACCAGCACCTTCTTCTCAAGCTGTACCTCCTAGAATGGAAGCATTACCAGAAAAGGCTCCTATGCCTTCTTATGAGACTACTATGACTCCTAGTGGAGAAGCTACTCCTATGCCTTCATTTATGAAAGGCCCTGCTACAGAGGCTCGTGCTAAAGAACCTGTTGTTGATGAAACTCAACCTGTTGAAGTACCTCAAGAACAAACTGCTGTAGAAGGTTACAGACAACCTCAACAAGAAGCTGTTCCACAACAAGAAAAAGAAGTTCCTCAAACTCCTGTTACTAGAGTTCAAAAAGCTAACCTAGAATATAAAGAAGCTTTTGATCAAGTAGAAGCTGCATATAAAACAGCTGAACTTTTTAAACAAAATGGTCTTCTTATTCAATATCAAAAACAACTTAAGGTTGCTGAAGAACTTGAAACTACAAGAACAATGGCTCAAGAGAGACGTATTAAGTCTACTAAAGATTTAATGGACCTTACAGGTGGTATTGCAAATTCTTATGTAGAAATTGCTAGAACTACAGATGATCCTGTTGCATTAAATCGTGCATGGAATTCTGCTCTTATGATGATGGAAATGAAAGGGATTCCTGTTAATGAATTAGCTCAAATTACAGATCCTAATCAACGTTTACAAATTGCACAACAATATGCTACAGCTTCTATGGAAGCAAGTGCTAAACTTAAACTTGAAATGGAACTCTTAAAAGAGAAAGGTAGAAACGATAGAGCTCAAGCTTCATTAGAACTACGTCAAGACCTTGGTGAAAAACGTTTAAGATCACAAGCTCGTAATCAAGAAATGGTTCAGCTACGATTTGAAAAGAGCATGGATTTAAGAGAACGTAATTTTAATCTTAATAGAGCTACTAAAATTATATCTCAAGCTAAAGAAGATCGTAGACAACTTAATACAGAGATTGATGACCTTAACTTTAGAGTTACTGGCTTAAGAGAAAATAGAATATTTATTGATAGGGCTGGTAATAAGCTTACTAAAGAATCTCGTATGCAAGAGATTCAAGATATCCAAAAAGATATTAATAAAATGACATCTCAACGTAATGAACTAACTGATGAAATTGAAGGCTACGAAACTAAGTTTAAAGACATAGGTGTTACTGCTAAAACTAAAGAAGAGCCTGCTAAAGAAGCAGAGCCAGCTAAGACTGCTGAACCTGCTAAAGGTAAAGCTCCTACATCACAAGATATTAATCTAGTTCTTGCTGCTATTAAAGAAAGACCTGATATGCTTAATCAAATTAAAGCAAAATGGGAACAATTACATCCTGGATATAAGTTCGAAGATTACGTAGTACAGGGTACTAAAAACCAATAAGGAGTACTAATGGATCAATTTAATCCTTACTTAGAAGGAATTGACTCTTCTTCGTCTACTGATTCCTATTTCAATAAAATAATTGATCTTGAATCTAAAGGCAAACAATTTGATAATGAAGGTAGACCTTTAACTTCCTCAGCTGGTGCTATAGGTCAAGCCCAAGTCATGCCTAAAACTGCACCTGAAGCAGCTAAACTAGCAGGTCTTGAGTTTGATGATACTAAATATAGAAATGATCCTGCTTATAATAAAGCTATTGGTAAAGCTTACTTTGATAAACAACTAAGTACATTTAAAGATCCTAATAAAGCAGCTGCAGCTTACAACGCTGGTCCTGATGCTGTATCTAAAGCCATAGCTAAACATGGTGATCAATGGTTGGAACATCTTCCAGCTGAAACTCAAAAGTATGTTAAGAACTTTTCTGATAAAGAACTAGACACTCTCCCTAAGTCTAATCCTTATCTTCAAGATGCTCCTCCTGAAAACCCTTATTTGAAAGGGTTAGCCAGGCCTAGTTCCAATCCATATCTTAGTGACATTTCTACTGACTCTGAAAGCGATATTAGCAAAACTCGTTCCTTTCTTAAAAGTGCTGGGGGTTCTGCTGCTATTGGCATTGGTGCTACTCCAACAATGGTCGCTGGCGCTGAACTTGGTGCCGCGGGTGGGGCTGCTATAGCTCCATTCTTAGGGCCTGCTGCTCCTGCTGGTCCAATTGTAGGAGGAATTGTAGGTGGTGTAGCTGGTTTCTTAGGTGGTGCTAAAGCTATTGAAGCTGGCTTTGATATGCTTCCTGATTCTATGAAAGAAGTTATAGGTTATGATCCTAAGACAAGACAAAAAGAAATAGAAGCTAATCCTGAAACATCTTTTCTTGGTCAACTCTCTGGTAACCTAGTTTTATTTAGACCTGGTACTCTTAAAGATATTGTATTAGAAGGTGGTAAAAGAATTACTCCTTTAATGCAACGTATTGGTATGGGTACAGCAGGTGGTTTATTTGAAGCTGGTAATGAGAAGTTAGCTGGTGAAGACCTTAATGCACAACACATTGCTGAGTCTGCTGGATTTGCAGCCGTAGCTGCTAAACCTACTGCCTATACTAGAAAAGTAAATGAGATTGTAGGAGGAGCTGTTGGTAATGTTGTTCCTAAATTTAATAGATCAGTAGATGAGTTTGCTAAAACTCGCCAATCTACTGTAGATATGGAAGCTAATGAATGGACATCTAGATGGGCTGTGCCTGATACAACAGAGACAGGTGTACCTATTAGACTTGCTAAGATTGTAGATGCTGAAGGTAATCAAGCTGTACAAAAAGATGGCAAACCAGTTATAGCCCGTCATTATCGTAACGAAGATGGCACATCAAAAGAAATCGTTATGGATATTGACGAGGCTCTTAGTCGCTTTGAAGATAAACCATGGGTTAAAGCTGGTTTAGATGAGAATGCATTTAAAACTCCTTATGAATATGCACAGTTCATTCTTAAACATGAAGATGAACATACTCGTATGTCTTTTGAAGATTGGAAAGCTATACAAGATCCACAAGGAGATCTATTTAAGAATGATCCTTCTGGTATCTATTCAGAAGAACAAATGCGTAAAGACTATGAACATTACATTAATAGACAAGCCTATCATGCAATTCAAGAAGATACCTACATATCCCAACCAGATGTAGAAGTTCCTAGAATTCCTAAAGATGCTGCCGAAAATGAAACTTGGATAGGCGATGCTTTATATGCACTAGGTAAAGCTGAAGAACGTGATAGTGTTATTGACAGAGCTAGACGTGAGATGGCTCAAAGAGAAGGTGTTTCTACAGACATGCAACAAAGATGGAGAGCTTATGCTGAAGGTACAGCAGAACTTGATCCTCGTGAATTAGACTTGTTTAAGAGATATGCTGGTCAAGAACTACAAGAAATTAAACGATTAACTAAGTTCTCTAATGACAAAGGTTGGACTATGCATGAGTTCATAGATCCTGCTATTGTAGGAGAATTTGCTCCTCGTATTATTATACCTAAACAAGGTAATAAATGGCAAAGAATTTTAGATGTTATTTCTAAAGGTGAGTATGGTGGTTTTGATCAGGCTCTTACAGCAAGACCTGGAGCTTTAAGATCCCGTAATGTTTTTGCTGGAGAGCTACCTAATGGTAAACGTATTCTTTTACAACAAGGTGCTGATGGTTCAGTGTACCAATGGCTCAATGGTAAACCAGTTCCTTTTGCTAAGATAAGTGAAGTAGGAATGTTTAAGCCAGGAGAGAAGGTTAAGAATGCTCTTATTAAACAAGCTACTGAAATGGAGATTGAAACTCAAACTCCAATGACTTATGAAAAAGACTTCCAAGGTGTAATATATCAACGTTTACAAGAAGTACGTAAGTTTATCAGAACTAATAAATTTTTAGAAGATTTAACTAAATCTGAATGGATGAAAGAGAATGCACGTCTTCAAGATGGTAAGTCTCCTCCTGAAGGATATAGACGTCCTGAGCACTTAGATAGAATACCTCAATTTGATGGTTATGTCTTTAAAGATAACATTGCTTCTATGATTGAAGACTTTGCTAAGTCTAGAAATCCTAATGCACTTACATCTTTAAGTGGTGCTTTAATTAAAAACATGATGCTTAACCCGTTACCACACATGATGAACGAAGGTTGGCACTTATATAATGCTCGTGGTTTAACAGGTTGGGTAACACCAGCAGGTATCTATAGATTTGCTAGAACAGGTATGTCAGCCCTTAGGTCTGTATTAACTCAAGACGCTGCTTATCAAAAGACTTTATTAGAAGGTGGTTCTTTACTATCTACTAAAGTAAGAAACAATGCTTTCTCTGAAAACTTATTTAATAAAGCTAATAGAGAGTTCTCACAAACCCCTGAGTTCCAAAGTCTAGCAAAACGTATGGGTATGAAACCTATTCAACTCTATGATGCTATATCTAAGAAGTCTAACATAGCTATGTGGACAGTTCGTGATATGATGTATATGCAACTTATCAATGAAAAGATGCGATATCAAAACATGACTAGAAAAGAAGCTATTATTGATACAGAACGACACATGCCTAGTTACCGTATACCTCATAAGGTTATGGGATCTAGAGGTTTATCTGAAGTTCTACAGAACCCTAATGTAACTGTGTTTAGTAGATACCACTATGGTTTAGTTAACTCATTAAAAAATACTGCTATGGATTTAGCTGCTGCCCGTAAAGGCCAAGCAGGGTTAAGTCAATTCTTACATGGTGCAGATACAGCTGCAGCTATTGCGGTTGCTATTGCAGCACTATACCCATTACAAGATATGATTGCTCACTATATAACAGGTAATGAGGATGCTAAGGTAAGACGTGCAGGCCCTTACCATATATTCCATGCTTTACATGGTATGGCTTCTTTAGAAAAAGATCCTATGGCTGTTGTATCTTCTTTCTTTACATTTAATCCAGCACTATTACAAGGTGGTCAGTTAATAGCTAATCGTAAACTTTATAATGGTCAACCAATTTATAACCCAGAAGATGGTGCTGAAAAGATTTGGAGTGATATTACAGACTATACTATAGGTACAATACCTCAAGTAAGCCAGGCACTTAAAGCAGAAAAAGAAGAAGATGAAGGCTTTAAGAACTGGTTAGCTCGTCAAATTGATGTTGAGTCTCCTACTATGGAAACTGTAATTAAACGTGAGAAGATGGTACAACGTAAAGAATCTGCAGGTCCTAGACGAACAATGAAGTGGGAAGTTGAACAGGAAGACTAATGGCAGCTAATACCCAATTACCTCCAATACCTAACAATCCAATTACTGACGTATTCGTATGGCGTGATTGGTTTTATCAAGTATCTCAAGTATTAACTCAACAAGCATCTATTGCTTGGACTTCTCTTAACTTTACTGGATCTAACTTAAGAGATATAGTAACTCGTCAACATAATGCTTTACAAGATATTCAAGGTGGTATAGCTAGTCAGTATTATCATTTAAGTGCTGCTCAATATGCAACTGTTGCTTCTTTTCCTAGTATACCTTTAACGGTACCTAATGGTGGTACAGGAGCTACTACACTAACAGGCTATGTATATGGTAATGGTACAAGTGCCTTTACAGCTTCTACTACAATACCTAATACAAGTATTACAGGTTTAGGTACTATGTCTACTCAAAACATAGGCATTACTGCTACTATTACCACAGCTGCTTTAACAGCGTTAGGAACACAAGGCAGTATGACCTTTACTAATGGTATACTAACTGCTCAAACACCTGCTACTTAGTATAGATTCATGGTTTTACTGATGATTGTTTTCATTCATTATGGTATAATTATAGGGTAGAGTGAAAACTTTACCTAAACTTTTAAGGAGAATACTATGTGGACAACACCAGCAGCTACTGAAATGCGTTTCGGTTTCGAAGTTACAATGTATGTAATGAATAAGTAAGTTTGTTAAACTACCTTCAAAGGATGTAGTAAGTTGGTATTTTTGTAGTTTTCCTGCCAACATGTAATAAGCTACCAAATTTGGAACTTGCTTGTAATAAAAAAGGGGCTTTCGGGCCCCTTATTTATTTAATTTGCTGCTACAGCTGCTTTAGGTTTTAAGAAATCAATTACTTCGTCAAAAGTCTTAAAGACCATATTGTTTTGCTCTGGTCTTTGTTCACCAAATATTTGCTTGGTTGTTGTTACCAGAAAACCATTATCAACTTTATTAATTTGCACTGTTGTGTAATTCATACTATCTCCTTTAAATATTAACTATTGCTCTAACTAAAAATAAATCTACTACTATAAACCAATCATTACTATTTCCGTCTACTACAGCTCCATCAACTAACTCTATTCCAACTGTACAGCCCTGTATTAAATGAAATGTAATCATGTTTGTACTCCTACAATCTCACAAGCACCCGCAGTACAACTAAGTTCTTGAGTGCCTGTGGTTGTATCTTCTTCCTCTTTTAAGTTACCCCAATCAATAACAGGGAAACTTGCTACAAAGGCATCATACGCTTCCTTTGTAATTTCTTGATATGGTGCTTGTTTATACACGTGATCTGAATGTGGTAAGAGAGACACGCCCGAGACATCACTAAAGTTATTATAAATCCAAGCCCCAATGTTCAAGAATTCATCATCTTTATAGTATACGGTAATGGAAGGATTATGTTCTGTCCAATGCTTTTGATATACACTATAAAGCTTTAACTGTTCAATTGCATTTGTTTCATTACGAGTAACACCTGATTCAGTTCCTTTTTGAGGGAAACTAAATATAGTAATGTCACTTGGTTTGGTTACATCAGGTTCGTTTGGTACTCCTGCTGATTTAAAGAACACTGTAAGTGGATCTTTATTATCCATACGAACAGTACGTATATAGTGTTGGCTATAAGCAGGATGTATACCACTAGAACAACCTACTAATTGGCTAACAGTACCACTTGGCTTAACAGTAGTGATAGCAGCAGACTGAGGTATACCAAGTCGTTCTGCCCACTCTTTGTTAACTTTAATAGCTTGTTCTCTTAACTCAGTTAACCACTTAATAGTTTCATCTGTAGGTTTACTTAATACAGGATGATCCATAATACCTGTCATACTTACACCAAGTAAACGTTCTTCTTCTTGGTTCTTACGCCAATCACTTCTTAAGTATCTAAAGTTTGTAAGGGTGGATTGAAATGTCCCGATAATTGTTGCGACCCTGACTTTTTCCTTAAGGTCAGCAAGGGTATCGCTCTCTCTGATGACAATTTCACTGAGATTACAAAGCCCTTTAGATCGCAAGATAATTTCTCCGCAAGGGTTTGTACCATACTCAAAGCCTTCAACATCTCTTCTTCCGTTAGAGCTGGCTTTCTTTGTAGCTGCAACTCTATTAAATATTCCTCGTTCACCACTTTTCGAGTCATATAGTGTTCCCCATTCCTTTAAGAAAATACCTACATCTGGTTTCTCAGTATAGGCTACAGAGTTATTGGCAAGAGCACGTTGCACATCAGATTCCCACCAGGCTCCGTTCTTTGCATTTCGCATCCTATCGTCGGTGAGGTTTGACAAGCTGATAAGAGCTGACCTACGCACACCGCCAACAATAACAATATCAGCAACTTTACATACGATGTCATGGCATTCTAAGCTGTTAAGCTTTCTCCCTGCTGCTTTTTTAAAAGTATGAACCGTAAATTGGAACA